TTTTGGGCCGCTGGCAGTGGCATACTGGCTTCAAAACGCCCCATCGTGCACGTACATAAGGGTGCTAGGTGCCGGTGATGGAAATAGGCGAACCCAAACGGGCGACAATACCGGAAAGGTTACTAACTCTGGCTTTGTGGTGGGCTCAGACCTTCCACTTACAGCTAGTGCTAATGACTCTGGTCATCCAACAGCAGGGGCAACACACGGTATTGTAAATTCAAATCCATTTGGATCGTCTACCAATGATCCGCTTGGAAATGTTATGGGCCGAACATACTTCCTAGGCTGCTTCATGTCTGAATCTATCGGCTCATCATTTTTTAGTGATGCCGGTATCACACACGGTGGATCTACGACCGCCGCCGGGCATGCCGCGACCGGATCAGTACCAATAATACGTGGAGTGATCATGGCCCCGTCAGGAGTGTTACTGGCACTCTCCAGTAGTCGATACATACTGGGTGATGGCACAGGATTGGCAAATACGGCTAGTACTGTGGCGACCGGGCGTTTTTCCGGTAGTCATGATGGCGGCTTTACTTTTGGTGCGGTTAGAAAAGATCCAAAATATAAAGCACAGGATTCCTTCAATCTATTATTAAATGGTTATCAGGCAACAGGCAGCTTTGAAAACTCATATGAACTATCATTTAATCCGCTAGCTAGCAACTATTTCGCGAGGAAACTGAATAGAAATCCCTCTAAAATTCAGGAGGCCGGACACTATCTCTACACACACTATGATATTCATCCCAATGTGGCGGTGGTTACCGGATCAGGTCGCCTATTAAATAATTGGACCCCTGCGGGGACGGGTGTGGAAGAGTTAGCATTTATAACAACTGGATCACTAACAAGAAATAGTGGAAGTGATTCCATTCCTAACTTTGAAAATTTTGAGGATAGGTACAGGACTGCATTTAGTCCATTTATAATCTCACAAAAGTTAAGAAATAAAAATCATAATTTATTCCGAATACATGCACTTGATGATGGTGAAATTGGAACTAATAGATATAAAATTTCAATTGAAAATCTAAGAAGATCCAATAATAAAGAAAAACCATACGGAAAGTTTGATCTAATTGTTAGGGATTTTAATGACACAGATCAGACACCCTCAAATATATTATCATTTAAAGACCTGGACATTAATCCCTCATCTGATGACTTTATAGGCAGACGAATTGGCGACCAGAAATCATATTTTGATTTTGATAAAAAGGACGAAAGACAAAAATTTGTTGTGGATGGTCTATATGTCCAGCCTAATACAAATAAATTAATTCGTGTGGAACTAAGTGATGATGTGTTAAATGGTCAAATGGATCCGTCAGCCCTACCCTGTGGGTTTAGGGGTATGCACCATCTCGTTACATCCGGATCATCAATCCTGCATGATCCAACGCTAGGTGATGTCATTGAGGATGATACAGGAACACTCATAAAAGCAATTGTTCCGCCCATACAACTAAGGCCATCAATTCTAAAAAAACCGCAATCCGGCTTTGGCAAATCACATAACACAATTACAGATATTTTATACAAAAAATCAAACAAAAAGCAGGGAACAGCAGCAGACACAAATTTATACTGGGGAATTCAATTTGAGCCTATCACTGATTACGAATTTCCAAATGAACAATCTGGCTTAACAGTATTGACAGATTTTGACCCAAATTTTCAAAAGATTACCGGAATTTCAAAAATTACGCTGTCTCCGGTCATCGGTCACATTAGGTACTTTCCAAGATTTCACACCGGCTTTAGGAATGTAATTGTTGGTAATAATGAAAGTGTGGCTGATACGGCCGGGACTGTTTTGGATGCTGATAGATTCAATAATAACTCATTCACACTTGAAAAAATCCAAATCATCACATCATCATTTGATCTTCCTGATCCTGACCAGTGGGTTGGTGCATCATACAGAAGGAGCGGTGTTCTCAGTGGATCTTTGGTAAAAGAAAACGGTACATCTACGACCAAAGTTAGATTATTTGATGCGAAGAAGGATATTCCCTTAATTCAAGAAGACCATCCCGATAAATCTGCTGCACATAATCAAAATAATAAATTCATTAAATTCTCACTCTGTATGCAAGGCGGATTTGATGGTGTTAATATCCTAGATTCAGAAAAGAGAACCTTAAGTAATACTGCTGCTCAACGGGAGCGTGTCGATTCATCAAATCAAGGTGGTGAGGACGGTCCCACAATCGCATCATACAGAAAAGCAATTGATATATTTGAGGACAAGAGTTATGCAGATATTCAAATACTTGCAACCCCAGGAATTAGGGATAGGTTAGTGACAGACCATGCTCTCGAGGCATGTGATACAAGGTTTGATGCCTTCTATCTAATGGACATTGAGGAAAAGGATGCTAGTGGGGACTTTGTTACAGGTTCAAGAAATTATAAAACCAGCATTACCGGCACAATTGATGAGTTTAATGATAGAAACCTAGACTCAACATTTGGTGCTGCGTATTTTCCCAATGTGTATGTAAGAGACCCGGAGACAAATAAGCAAATGCTTTGCCCGCCAAGCATTCATGCCATGGCAACAATTGCAAATAGCGATAGTGTCAAAGGTAGCTGGGCTGCACCTGGTGGTAAAAGAAGTGAAATTAATGATGTGCTGGGCGCTGAACTTAATTTAACAAAGAATGAAATGAATAGAATGCAACTATTAAAGATTAATCCGATTGGAAACATAGCTGGTTTCAATGGTCCGGTAATACTTGGACAAAAAACATTAGGATCCAATGAATCAGACCTAGAAAGGATAAACCTCAGAAGGTTATTAATTGATATTAGACGACGCGTTAAAAATATCGCCAAGCAATATTTGTTTCCTGCAAACCACCAGTCGCCTGGCATACATAACACGTTTGGTTCAAATCGTGATGAAATGATGACATCATTCCAAGCTCATATCGATTATACCCTATCAGTAATACGTAAGCAGAAGGGACTCGATAATTACAGGGTTATGGTAGACGCAAGCACGACCTCACATGACGATATTGAAAACAATGTCATGCGAGGTCGTGTGATAATTAGACCTATTAATTCAGACGCTTTTATCGAGATTGACTTTGATACAGAGTAATAGATTAATTACTCTTCAGTATCAGTATCCTCATCTACATTCGTAGGGTCTGCAGCATCATCCTCAACAGGTGAAGCTTCACCAACATCAGATTGATCCGCTGTATCAGGCTGCACCTGTTCCCCGGGTGGAGACGGCTGCACAAATAATCCAATCGCCTCCTTTATTACCTCCACACTCTCAGGTGTGTATATGCCTTGCTGGTTTGCTACCCTGACCGCCTCTATAAGAATCTTAAGGCCCCATAGCTGTGTTTTTACTTCGCTCACGACGAACCTCCTAAGTGTCAATTATGGACACAGACACCATATAAAGTAAAATAAAAAGGGGTGGCTCAAAGAGCCACCCCTCAAATCTTGACCTCTATCTAACTAATTAGATAATGTTAAGGTCTGCAATGGTCACTGTACCATAGAAGTCAGCACGAACCATCTTCTTTCCATAACGAGTCATAACACCCTTACGTGGGGTGAAATCCTCAGGAGCAAAGATTGTCGGAGTGACAATAAGTGGCACATACGGAGCATACACGTAGCCGGTCTCAAGATAGCTTCCGCCCTTATAACCAACGAGGATCTTGTTCCTTGGGAAGTAAGGATCCTTGTAGGTCGTAAAGCGATTGCTAAGAGTACCAACCTTCTCTGCACCGAGTGTGAATGGAGCTCCTACCTGACCCTCACCGTCTAGACTGTAATCCGGACGATAGAGGACCGAAGCCTCAAGCATGGTGGCAACATCAGGTCCAATCACGATGAAGTTAGCCGATCCACGAAGCGTCTTGCGGTGGATGGTATTAGCAACATCAATAATTGTCTCGACCAGTGTCTCATACCACTCACGAACCGTACCAGTAAAGCTTGGACCAGGGGCAAGTGAGGTGGACTGTTGGACCTCCACACCTGTCTCCTTGTTAACAAACTTACCGGGCGCACGTGACCAGAAGAGATTTGCACCATTCGCCTGGGTGAGAAGATCGTTAAGAATTTCACGATCAAGCTCAAGGGCGATCTGCTCGGAAAGAATCTGTGTAAGCTCCACCTCAGCGTCTAGGCTGTGATAGGCATTAAGATCCTGAGCGAGCTCCGGTGACCACTTGGCACGTAGCTTACGGGTCTGGGCAACAACTGCAATTGACTCAACCTTAATATCAATTTCCGGAATTGCCGGGCTGGGAGTTCCACTGGCGAGATTAGACTCGAATGATGGAATAACCAACGTGTCACCCTCATTTGCACCAGAGCTGAGTGAAGGTGACTGAACAAACGTGCAATCTACGTTGGCCAGGTTATCCTGAGCACCGTTTGTTACACCAGAAACGACCATCTTAATGGTAGCATTACTGTCACCAGCCGCAATAAGCGGATCCGCAGTAAATGTGCTGCCATCAAAGCTGCCTAACTCATTCAGACGACGAACGTTGAACAAACCACGGCCACCCTGGACCTTATTGTCAATCTCTTCCCAACCTACACCATTGGCACGGGTTGCGCCATTGATATGAAGACCGAAGTCCTTAACCATGGTAAGATCAGCGTTCGAGAACTTAGCTGTGGTGAGCGAAACGAAAACCGCCTGGTATGCGTATGTAGCATCCTCAATACGCTTGGTAAGGAGAGGATCGAACTGAATGAGTCGACCATCCGTACCTGTGGCATGTAGATCACCGTTATTCTGGAAAGTACTGGTTCCCTGATATGAACCGGATCCGAGAAGTGTCACACCCTCAGCATTCTCATGAACGCGGGAGTAACCACTACCGGCCAGGTCATACTGACCACCAGCACCAAATGAACCAGAACGCACGCCCTTGCCAGTTGGATTGTTATAAATTGATGAACCGGATGAGTACATTGCGGTGTTGTCAGAAACGCCACTAGTAATGTTCGTCTCATCTGCGCCGTATGTGTAGTCCAGATAGAAGAGCAGGCCAGAAGGCAGGCTCATCGGCTGGATGGACACCAGCTCATTAGCGACCAATCCACCGAAAACACGGCGAACGATCGGAAAAGCAATATTGGTAAAACCTTTGAGGTCACCGGAGCTAGATAGTGCACCGGCGCCTGTCGACAGCGTTGAAGCCTCTCGGAGTAGTTGTGAAGCTTGGTTCTCCATGAGGGCGGCCATGTTCTCTCGATGCACGCCTTCCAAACCACGTAGAAGTCCCGTACGGGACCACTTCTCAACCAAACGCTTGTTATGCGCTCCAAGATGACGCTGTCTAATACCCTCAGTAAGGGTATCTAGTGAAAAACTATTAGACATTTTTACATCTCCTTGTGTATTATTAAAGTCATAAGTGTTAAAAAATAGATTTACTTGTCCTCGTTAATTCCTGCAAGGACTGCCCATCTATCTACCTCAACACCACTCTTGGGGGCCGAAGCCGACCGGGTTGATCTGGAAGATGATCCGAGCTTCCTGCGCACGCTTCCCTCTCCTAGCACACCAGATTTGGTGCCCCTCTTAAGAGATGCCGTCAGGCTCTTATACAATAACTTCGCCTCACGCAGTGTCTTTGCTCCGTCGAGTGCCTCGACGACAGCACGTTGCTGCTTGGGGGTAACATTCCTGTTCTGCATTAGCTTATTCGCGTAGAGAAGCTTTGCGTTGAACAGATTAACTTCTGAAAGTTGCTTCTTAAGGGAATTTACTGCCTTCCCATAAGCATTCAACTTTCCTTTGAGGGCTCGATTGTTACGGCTCTCATTCACTCTGTGACCGGTCCGGCGGGCAGGGGCGAATCGTGAACGCCTGCGGGATCGTCTTCGGTATGATTCTGGCATTGCGTCGGTATCACTAGCACCGGGAACTGATGGTACCGGGGCGTCTCCTAACTCATCGGCCAGCGCATTAAGCAGTGTGTCCTCGTCGACATCGACAAACACATCGCCCTCGTCATCACCGCCGTTGTTCAAGTATGGGTCAGTGTCAGCGACCTCTTCCTCGTTCAGGCGACGGAGACGATAAAGTTCACGTCGAAGCATTGACTCGTCAATATCAAGCACATCCGCGGGGTCGTCGAGGTCGATATCTGCCTCATCTTCATCACCAATGTCTTCGAGGTCAAGCTCTTCATCGCCTTCGAGGTCTTCGAGGTCTTCGTCCTCTCCCTCTTCAGCACCTGCCAGAGAAACGGAAACTTCCGCATCAGCTAGCATGTCCTCCAAGGCGACCTCAACGGCTTCCTCGTCCTCAGCAGCCACCAGGGCCTCTAAGTCATCAGATGTAGCCTCAACCTCGACATCGAGGTCAGCCTCATTATATGTTTCTTCACTCAATAAATTCCACAATTGATTGCTCCGGGACATTGCCTTCATCTCCTTAATTATTTTTTGGATTCGCCTGCGGAGAGGATTGTCCCCGGGTCCATGATCATTAAGTATTACGTTGCGGCGTAAATTTACCGCCTCCTTAACAAGTTTATTATAATGGTT